AAGGAACAACATTTTTTTTAACTACGTTTATAGGCGTATACCTATTTTTATTACATGCCATAATAGCTAAGCCAGAGCTTATAGAAGCATCGTGTTTAGTTCTATTGTTTATATTAAACTTAGCCCAGTCTTCTAAAGTCTCTTGAAAATACATATTACCATACATAGTCTCTTTAAGCCCAACATAATCTTCTATATAAGATTCTATAGCAGCAGCGTGAGCTTGCTTAATATCTTCTGATGAGTTAGGGATTCCACCTATCTCTCTTTCTGCCACAGACAGTTTTAATTTATCTGGTCTATTCATTGAGAAAGCTCTGTAACCTCTACGTTTTAAATAATATAAAAGTCTAGGTTTGTTATTCTCTGCTAATATTGGCATACCATAAAAATGCAAAGCCATAAGCACATCTTCAAAGAATATCTCAGCCGTTGGAGGTCTTGATATATATTCTAAAAAAAACATATTAGCTGGTACGTTTTCCATAGAAAACTTTGTAAGCCCGTGAAGAGATCCGTTAGATCCTCTATTATCTACCGTACCTTATATATCATACGAGTCACATCCGAAAGCACCACAGTGCTCGTTACCAGGATATTTAACTCCATTTTTTATTATTACACGATTTTGTAATTCTGCAGGTGGTACCCATGAAACTAAAAACCTACCATTTTTATTTGGCATAAAATTAACAACGGTATCTTTTACACCACCTTGCCAAACAAAGTTACCTCTTGTTAATAATTTAGAGTTATCAGATTCATCATTGTAATCTATCTGCTCGTATATTTTAGTTAGATTAAATAAAGACTCTTTTGTTTCATCTCTAAAAGCGTGCTGCTCAGTTCTGGGAAACTGACGATAGTATTCGTTTAAACTATCTTGATCACCTTTTAAACCTTCAACTTCGTTTTCCCAGTGGTTAATAACGCCTACTTCAATTTGAAGTCCGTCGGCTCCTTCGACTGATTGTTTCGGCGTATCAAAGACAGGGTGTCCATAAGTATCAATGAATCCTTCGTAATTCCATTCCATAGGTATGAACAAAGAATATAGTCCTGAGCTAGTCTGTCCGTTGCGGTTTCTTTTTGTAGCGTCTGATGCATAATATAATTTTTTAAAGTTCTCACCACCTTTGTCTAAAGCATTTGAGGTTGAACCCATCATACACTTACCTACAATTCTACTACCTAATCTAAGAGTAGTTTTTGTAACGCGCCAGTTATTCAATATGTTATCAGGCCTCTCCCATTTACCAGATTCATCGTGCACAAGCAGTTTTAGTTTTTCACCATCATAACTGTTGTCACCTGTATTTTTCCAATCAATAGTAGTATCAAGTCCTACAACTTCATCGGGTGTTTCACCTTGATCTAATTTTCTACGCGTAAGCTTTGACGCTGGTACTCTGTACGCTAATTCTGTTTTTGGACGATCCATACCGTCTTGTATAGGACGGAAAAAGAAAGGATAGTTAATCGATATAGGTACTACTTTATCGGTAAACATTTTTTTAGCATCAGCCCCTGATTTTGATAGTATACCGAATCTTGCATCGCTTGATATCGTTGCAAGATTAACAGTTTCCCCTGATGCCATGAAACTAAAACCGGACCTTCTGTTTTTGAGGTAGCACATACCATAACATCTTTGGTCTGCTTTACAAGCTTCCCAGAATATAAAGAATAATCTGTTTGACTCCCTAAAGTCTGCTGCCCCAACATCAATCTTACTCCACTGCAAGTACATGTAGTGAGTACCAGTAAGATAAGTAGCAACACCTTTATTATTGAACCAGTAACCTTCATCACGACGCTTGAACTCTTCGTCAATATACTCATACCATCTTTCTTTAAAGTGCTCCGGGTATTTATTCCACTCAAATACACTTTTTATTTTATTTAATTCTTTAGGATATTCTTCTCTAGACCATTTGTCCTTATCCTTATTTAGTTTACCTTTAAAAGGTGGTAATGCTATTTTAAGGTTTTGTATTTCATATACATCACCTATTTGACCAGTCTTGCTTATAACGACCATGTCGTGTTCTTTATTATAACCGTACTCCCACTTTTTGCTTTTGTTGTTTCTACTAACAATGTGGGGTTTTACGTGGTCTGTAAGTACAGTAAATAAACTTTGTTTATACATTACTTAGATCTACCTTCTGCAAAACCTTTAAAAGATTTTTGTTTGCTATCACCTGATTTATCTTCAAGCATATTTTTTTCTTCTTCAATGCGGTTAAGTATTTCAAACGCATCGAATATAGCTAGCTTTTTTGTTGCAGCTGCGTTCTTTAAACGATCAGCTGAGATGTCATCATCTGAATCTACAATAGGTTCTTTAGCTACCTTAATTAATTCCTCAACTGCTTTTTGCCCAGCTTGGATTATATTCAACTTGGTTTCCTTGGTGCTCATATTTAATTACAATATCATTTGATTTCATACAATAAAGCCGTTGGTCATTTACAATAAACTCAAACTCACTGTTAGGTGTAAAGCCTACAGTATCTCCCTCGTTTATTCCTTTAGCTTCTAAGGACTTATTACCATACTTTAATACACCAATAAGCTTTTGCTCTTTATCGAGCTCTAGATCATTATTATTTTTAAGTGGCATAGCGAAACATCTATCAGCAAACGCATACCATTTGTATATTTTTTTATATAAATATATTTGATCTATTTGACAAAAGTAAAGATCGTCTTTAAAATGTTTACTACTGTTAACTTCTTTACCTTTCATGTTATAGTATCTTCTAAATATATTATGATGAACTATAACTTCATCACCTATTTCTATAGGCGTGTTAAAAGCTGCTGGTATTGAAACAACAACAGCTTTATTATTTACAAACTTGTGTTTATCTATACTAGTGTTTAGTAAAAGTTCTTTACCATCTACATCTATAGAGTTATCATAAACTTTTCCAATTGGTTTTATGATAAATTCATATACACTTTTCATTAATATTCTAAATCATACTCAACAGATATAGCCATGTTAGAATTAAACTTTTTCCATGGCAATACCTCGTTGTTTTTCTTTATATGAATATTATAAGAACTATCATGATCTTCAAATAAAATATGCGATATCTCGTGACCACCATATACTTGCTGACCCACCGAATAATGCATCGCATCGTTTTTATAATCAGAACCAATACTGATTTTTCTTATAACAGAATTCATTTTAGTCTTCTGCTTTAACTACAGCTAGTTCACCGTTATCTTCTTTTTCAATAATAGTATACTCACCTGTTTTAAGGTCTATATTTATAGATCCGTATTCTTCTTCTAGTTCAACTTTAGTAGCTTCAATTTCTTCGTTAATTCCCGCTATCTTGTGTAGCAATGAATGCTTGTTGGCTTCTAAAGCGCCTATTTGATTTAATATAACGCCTAGGTCTTCTTGTTGTTTTTGAACTTTTTTTAATTGCTCTTCTGTAATTTTTGACATTTGATTTAATTTAAATTAATTATTTATACTTATATAGTCACTTGTATGTTAGTTATTTACATATAACTATGTCTGCTTCTGTTATTGTAGTTAAACTTGTTATGTAGTCTATAGCTATAGGTAAAACGCTACCGGCTTGAACTTTAAATTCTATTGATTGAGCGGCAATTGGAACACCCTGATTAACTTCCTTGATAACAGCAGTAGCATCTGTAGATCCCACTGGCCTTCCGGCTTCAACTATAGTTACTATATCACCTGCATTATATCCAGACCCAGCATTGTTTACAACCAAGCCAGTTATAACACCGCCTGTTTGGGTTACATCAACAGTTAAACCTTGCGCCATGTTGTTCGAGCAAGTTGTCGCTGCTGTTGTGTTAGTATAATTAGTACCACCAGATATGTCACCTAGTGTCTTAACAGAAGATAAACTTATTCCACTAGGTATAACATTTAAACTACCAGCTACACCGCACCAGACTACAGATCCGCTTAAATACGTACCTAAATCACCTGACTGATTTTCAAAAACCCAAGCAGGTCTAGCATCGGGAGTTCCTGTTTTTCCTACAGCTCTCATCGCTTTGCCAGCTATGCTATCACTGATTCCAAATTTTCCCATAATTATTTATTATTATTTATTTTTTTTGATTTTTCCCACGTACGCCCTACAAAGTAAGCGCCGTATACTGTTATAAGTAACGACTGGAATATCGGTACATATTGCTCTGCTATTTTAAATTCACCTACATTACCATCGAAAAAAGATAGTATAGTGAATACAACAGTAAGGTATATAAGAACCATTGGTCGTATATTTTTAGACAAGAAGGAATCAGAGTTCATATCCGATTCCCATCTTGCTGTTACTTGATCTTGAGCATCTTTATCAGCTTGCTCTAATAACTCTTCAATTTTATGTTTAGCCGCAAGCCTTTCTTCATCTGTAGTTGTTAAGTTATCTATAACTTTACCAACATCTTTAATAAGACCTCCAGTTATTAATTGAAGAATTTTTTTCATTTATTAACCCTTTAATTTAGTACTGTATGTTTGTATTTTACCGTCTTTGTAATCTTGTTTTCCATATTGGAAAGTTTTAGCTCCACTTTCTCTTGCCTGCTTAAACGCATCATTAAATGTGCTTCTAGTACTATTGTTTCCATATTGAGTATAACCGCGTGCGTTTAATGTACCAGTTGATGGGTATGTATACTCTCTAACTGCTATTTCACCACTAGCTGTTCTCTTTGGTGTACCACTGGTAGGATATAAAGTATTTCTAACTTTACCTTTATCTGGTTGTGCTGCTGGACCTGGTGCTGCAAATCTAGTATTGCGTTCAGTTAAATAATCATTTTGTATTACCGGATTTCCAAAACCATCTACATTTGCTCCTGGAGAAAGTTCTCGTCTTTTACCGTCTTTAGGATCGTTTTGATTTAGTGGCCCACTTCTACGTACTACATTACCAGTCTCAGAATCAATATAATCTTTACCTTCCTGTTCGCGTCGTTCTTGTCGAAGTTGTTCTATGCGAGCTCCAGCCTCTGCACGGCGTGTTTCTCTTTCAAGCTCCATCTGCATCTTCTTATTCGCAAGCTCAATTCTTTTAGCTTCTATTTTTTTTCGCTTGGCCGCTTTGTTTTTTTCGTACTCTGTCATAGTGGTTTGACCACCTATTTTAGAAACGTCACCAGTTACCACTACTCCGTCCTTTGGATCCGTTTGGTGTAGTGCCGACATATAAGCCGCTGAACCTTCAGTCATAAATCCTACTGCTTTGTTTCCAGTAGAAGCTTTCATATGCCCTACTGGTCCTTTATTATATCCCATTTTTATCCTTTTAATTGTTTATTTGCAAATAATCTTTTATATACTAACGTTGTATTCATATCACCTTTAAATTTGCAGATGATAGTATTTTTATTTTTTAATTTATATTTAACTGTTACCGTGTAACCATTATTTTTATTGAAAACACGTGTTACAAAAGTATTTTTATTTTTTTTAATTATAGTCTCTTCAATAGTAACTTCACTGACGGTGTTAATATTTTTTATATCTCTTACACCGTATTCACCTTCGTAAATAACAGTTATATATTTAGATGTAGGTGTTACCCATGATCCTTCAAAAGACTCTTGTGCGTATATAAACGCGGAGCTAAAGCAGAAAGCAATAACTAATATTATATTTTTCATTATATTAGATTTAATTATTATTTAATTGGTTTTTCAATAACGTATTTAGCACCTGGAAACGTATAGTTATAACCTGGGTACATTACTTTAGTATAGCCCCTATCGTCAGTTCCAAGAACTTTAAACTCCACTCCTTTCATCGTTATGTTACCACCTTGTATTACGTTGTAAGGTTTGTTTACATCAGGGCTATTTTTTAAATATCCTTTTTTAGAAGTTTTCATTATGCGTTATCGTAAGCCTCTTTTTCCCAAGGCAAATTCTTTGCCCCTTCTTTCATACTAGACCTAGGTATTTTTTTACCTTTCCAATATACGTACTTATCATCGTAATCTAGATCACCACAGCGCATTTGCTCTATGTGAACCATTTCATGTTTAATAACTTCATCTTCTTGTTCAGGCGTCATACCTTGTCTTAAGATTACAGTTCCGTTGTTATTAGCTTTACCTAAAACCCCATCTTCCATATCTACTCTATACACTGGCGTGTTGTCTCCTGAGTAAGGTTTGTTGTTTAGTTTAAAAGCCATTATAGTTTGTTTGGGAACTTTTTATTAAACCATTCTTTACGAGCAGAACAGCCGCAGGGGATATTTAAACCCTCTGCGACTTTATCTACTACGGTTTTTATTCCAGTAGCTTTAGTGAACTTTTCTATATCGTCTCCTAAACCTCTAGATTTCATAATTATGCAGCAAATGTACAGCTTGCGAATTGAGTGTAAACTGCTTGTTGAGTAATTAGAATTTTACCAGCTTGACCTGATTGAGATGCCGGTGCTTGAGCAGTCGTCAAAGGCGGTACAACGGTAGATACTACTCCACCTGGATTAGCTACAATAGCATCATTAAACGCTTTGTACATTGAATCTAAACCTCCTAATGGATCAGCTACTACAATAGTATATGTTCCAGGAGTTCCTGTTTTCATAGTAATTACTAGTGTTGTATCTGCTCCATCTGATGTTGCTAGCATACCTGCTATCTCTGAAATTGGAATCAAAGTAACTGCTTGACCAGCTGCTAAAGATTCTACTTTTAAAAATTGTGCCATTTTTGTTAGTGTTAGTGTTAGTGTTAGTGTTAGTGTTTGGCTGAGGTTTGTACAGTCCTCTCTGTTTTATTTTCCGTATTTATCATACTGGTTTTTGCCAGAAGATTTAGCGTCACGATCAATTACGTTTTCCATTTTCATAGGAGCATTGTATCTAGCAGCTGACGTACAGTGTTTAGTAAGTGGACTATAGCTCATCTCCATAGGACTATGACCCATATGAGGGCCATCACCGTGTTTCTTTTTATTATACTCCATATCACCAGCTAATTTAGATATATGTTTTTCATCATCAGTCATTTGCTTGTCACTACCATCGTGATTAGCATCATAGTTAATATCTTGCTTTAAATAATCAATATGAGCAGCGTCGTCTTTCTCAGACGCATCATAATTGCTACTAGTTACACGAGTGTGTGAATGCCTCGCGTTGCCAGTGTAATGGCCATAATATCCTTTTTTCATAATTACCATTTTACTTTGTCAGCCCAATAGGCGGCGGACATTTTACCTTTTTTAATATTTTTTGCATGACGAGCTTTAAAACTAGCACGCCGTGCTTTTTGCTTTGCAGACTCACCACTCTTTGGCTTACCCGCTGTTGTTACACCTTGCTGACCAAAGCGTATTATTTTTTCTTTGCCTGCAGAGCAAGCTCTAACTATATGCGATTTAGTTTTATGATCTGGCGTTCGCCGAGGTTTATTACACTTAAGTGTTTTTTTATCAGTTGCCATATGTCCAGATTACATCAGGTGATTTATCTTCATCAATATCTATATGAATAAAAGTATCACCAATACCTATACGGTCTATACCGTGTTCTATTAATTCTCTTACAAGTTCAAACCTGTATCTACTGTCTTTGCAGGCTATGTCAGCTGCTAGACCTTTTAAATGAGATGAGTTAGGTTTCCCACCTACTTTTTCGTTATGCGCCGGAGTGCGATAACCTGAAGTTATAACAACGGGTTTACCTAATTGTTTTCTAACGCTTTCAAGTATAAGTATAAGATCTTTACTCATCATCTGCCCGCTACCTTGTACGTCAGGCGAATCGAACTCTTCATAAGTAAAATACTTAAACATTATTTTTTCTTTTTAAGCTGC